GTTCTGAATATGCTTTTTCAGAAGGGTATAGGAGGCATCTTAGAGGATGTTCTCAAGAGATCTGTTGGTATTGATCTTTCGAGACAGCCACTTCGAAACCGCCAACTTGCTCGGCTCGGGTCCGTTGACGGAAGGTTTGGTACTATTGACCTTTCGTCCGCTTCAGACTCGATGTCTCTCAGTTTCGTAGAGAGCTTCTTCCCTCGTCAGTTTCTATACTGGCTAAAGTTGACGCGCTCACCGATCACCGTCCTTCCAGACGGCACTGAGGTTGAGTTACACATGGTGTCTAGCATGGGAAATGCTTATACGTTCCCATTGCAGACAATGCTTTTTGCAAGCTTGGTCTACGGCGTCTATAAGGTGTACGGGATTGATTTCGTACGCCCTTTCGGCGATCGCTTAGGCAACTTCGCCGTTTTCGGCGATGACATCATTGTGGAGAGGAAGGCTTATGGCCTTCTTTGCCGTATGCTGTCACTATGTGGCTTTAGCGTTAACGTAGATAAGTCGTTTAACGACGGCTTTTTCCGTGAGTCGTGTGGCGAAGATTATTACCTTGGCCACAATGTCAGAGGGGTCTATATTAAATCCCTCAATGACATGAACGACAGGTACTCGGCTATCAACCGCCTTAACGCCTGGAGTGTTAAGCACAAGGTGTTACTCCCTACCGTCTTGAATTGTCTTCTTCGTGGGTCCAGGTTCTTACCTGTACCCTTCGACGAGGATGATTCAGTCGGTATTAAAGTACCCTTGCGCTCCGTCGCAATACGTAAAGTTCGAAATAGGACACCTGGATTCTTTTCATACAGGTGTCTATCTTACGAGCCTACGTATATTGACGTTTCAGACGTTGATGCTCAGCCTCCTAAACTTCGTGACTGGTTTAACAACAGTCATGCTGTTTTATTGGCTGCATTAGCTGGTACTCTTAGGAACGGGAAAGTTTCACCTCGCGTTAGCGTGAAACGGACCCGACTTAAGACGAGGGCTTGTTCGAGTTGGGACTGGC